AGTGATACAAGGGAAAAACTTTGGATCGCTTATAATGTTGTTGGTAAAGTTGAACAACATTTACAAAGTATTCTTGAGACAGGAAAATTAGCTGAAAAGCAATTAGATGTTTTCCGACAATCTCAAAAAGAACAAAAATTCTAACCACAAGTTAGAATAAGCCAACCTAATATCTAGGAGCTTAAACTCAAACAGGAGACTAAATGTCAAATGAAAATCCACTGCTTAAAAACGAAGCAGTAACAAGTGCAGCAAAATCCATTGAGGGATTACTAGACCCTAAAACGGCAACTATCAAACCTCAAAAGGAAGCAGCACCAGTTGAACCGAAAGAACCTGAAGAAGCGAAAGCAACTGAAGACACTCAAGAGGTAAAACAAAAACCTGAAGATAACCTTGAAGATAAAGTTCAAGAATCTTTAGATGAAGAAGAAGTATCAGAAGAAAATGCTATTGAAGAACAAACAACCGATTACCACCAGGTAAAAGTTAATGGTGAAGTGATTGAAGTTGACCTTGAAGAATTAAAAGCAGGTTATCAGAAAGATGCAGATTACAGACGAAAAACAGAAGAAGTAGCTCAAGAGAAAAGAGATATTTTAACTGAAAAAGATCGTCTAGCAAAACAATACACAACTAAGCTAGAAGATTTAAATTCGCTTACGTTGACTTTGAATGCAGAAGTGAACAACGACCTAAATGCAAAAGAATTAGATGCACTTTGGGAAGAAGATCCAACTGAAGCAGCTAGGATAGATCGTAAAATTAGAAGAAGGAGAGAAACACTTTCTCAAGCTCAGACAAAATTACGAAATCATCAACAAGCTCAGTTTCAGGAAATCTTAAAGGAAGAACAAAAAAAGGTAGCTGTAAAGTTTCCTGATTTGTCTGATCCTGTAAAAGGAAATTCTTTAAGAACAAACATGGTAAATTATTTACTTAAAAAAGGTTTCTCTAATAGAGACGTTTCTGAAGTTTATGATTCAAGAATGTTTGATGTGATCGTTGATGGAATGAAATTTCAAGATAACAAAAGGTTGAAACCAACCCTAGTTAACAAGAGAGAGAAGCCATCAAGAGTTGTAAGATCAGGCGTTAAGGCAACAAAAGCAGATGAGAATAATCAAGCAAGGTTGGGTAAAATTAAGACGCTTAAGAAATCAGGTTCAGCAAAAGATGCTTCTGATTTGTTATTGCGTTATTTATAAACTAATAACCTAACGGAGAAAATAACATGGCAACATACGCAACATATACGACAGTTGGTATAAGAGAAGACTTAGCTGATATTATTTACAATATATCACCTACAGAAACTCCTTTTATGTCAGGTGTTGGTAAAACAAAAGCGACAAACACACTACACCAATGGCAAACAGATGCTTTATCTGCAGTAGCAGCAAATGCTCAAGCCGAAGGTGCAACAATAACGTACCCTACAATTAACCCAACAGTTAAATTAGGAAACTACACTCAGATCAGTTCTAAGTCTGTTCAGTTATCAGGAACAAACGAAGCAACTGTAGCTGCTGGTAGAAATTCTGAATTAGCTTATCAAGTAGCAAAATCTGCGAAAGAATTAAAAAGAGATATGGAAACTGCTCTTTTATCTAACGTAGCTGCTGCGGCTGGTAATGCTGGTGCGCCAACAAGAAAATTAGGTGGGGTCCAAACATGGATTTCAACTAACGTATCTGCTGGTGCAGGTGGATCAGGTGCTGGTGGCGGTGCTATCAGAACTGATGGAACACAAAGACCTTTCACAGAAAGTCTTTTAAAAGATGTTCTAGTTGATTGTTTCAATTCAGGTGGAAATCCGAATATGATAATGGTGAACGCTTTTAACAAACAAACACTATCAGGATTTACTGGTGGTTCTACAAGATTTGACGCAGCAGAAGATAGAAGATTAATTACTTCTATTGATGTATATGAGTCAGACTTTGGAACTATGCAAGTAGCTCCCAATAGATTCATCAGAGGTGCTAATGGAACGGCTGCAAAAATAGGTCAAGATGCTTTAGTATTAGAGATGGATATGTTTGCTGTATCTTTCTTAAGAGATTTCTCTCTACAGAATCCTGCTCAAACTGCTGATGCAGATCAGAGATTCATGGTAGCTGAGTACACTCTTGAGTCAAGAAACGAAGCTGCAAGTGGAATGGTTACAGACTTAACTACTTCATAAGCAATATAATTGTGTTGGGGGTGTAATCTTAAAAAAAACTACACCTCCTCACTTAATCAAGTTGAAATCTTAATAAGATTATAGATGGAACAACAAACGGAGAAATAAAATGAGAACATTAAACGATTACTTTATAACAGTAAGATTAGCTGACATATCAGCAACAGGCGGAGTAGCATTTGTTGCTATACCTGATGGTGGTAGAGTTATTAAAATTCATGCTGTTCAAGAAGGTGCAATTACAGGTGCAGATGCTGCAATAACTTTTTTCACTAAACAAGGTGGATCTACAGTTATGACATCATCAGGAATAACTGTTCCTTATGCTGGAGATGCGGTTGGAGATGTAAGAACATCAACACCATCAGCAGTAAACTTAGTAACAGAAGGCGACTTTATAAAAGTAGCAACAGACGGAGCTTCAACAGGAGTTTGTCCTTTAAATTGTACTTTTGTTATTAGAAGATAATAGTATATAAGAATAATTGGGGAAGCTAGTCTAGCGACAAATTTCCCCATCAAAAAATAAATAGGAGAAAAAAAATGAGTTTTAATTACGGATTAAGACCTATAACAATAAATAATATAACAATGCCTGACCCAGTTGCTTCAACAGCAACTGCTGCTTTTGGTTCACAAACTGAATATGTAAGAGTTTGTAGTCCAGTTGATTGTCATATTGTATTTGGTGGAACTGCAACTATTGCACCTCCAACTGCTAGTGCAACAAGTATATTTATACCTGCCGACCAACCTGAAATATTTAAAGTTACTCCAGGTTCTAAGTGTTCAGGTTTAAGTGGAACTGCTGGTGATGTTATTTCTATTGTTGAACTAAGTGCATAATGGCTAAAAAAAAAGGTTTATATGGTGTAAGTGTTTATGTTAAAAACAAACCAAGAAAAAGACCTGGTCGTCATGCTAAAAGTTTTAATAAAAGAACAACAAGTAGAAAAAAAAGTAGAGGTCAAGGATGAAAGATATTGTTAAAGACGGATTACAAACAACTACTTATAATTTAGACGAAAAAGAAGAAAAAATAATTGTTAAAGAAGAAACAAATATTGATTCACATTTAAAGCATAATAAAGAATTATTAAATTCTAATGATGGTTATTCTAAATCAAGAGATTTAAAAAGAGTGGCTTCAATTCCTTTAGGAGCTTTACAAATTTGGGCTTCAGAATTTGATCCTTCTACAAAAGGTAATTGGTGGAAGTTGCCAAAAGAAACACAAAGTAAAATACTCAAACTTAAACTAAACAGTAGTGAGTTTAAATATTTTAGAACATCACAAGGAAGAATTTAATGGCATTAGCAAATTACACAGAATTACAAGCATCTTTAGCTAATTGGTTAAACAGATCAGATTTAACTACTGAGATAGCTAATGATTTTATAGTTCTTGCTGAAAAAGATTTTAATTCTAAATTAAGAATTAGAAAACAGATAGCACAAACAACTATAACTCTTACAGCAGGTGTTGAAACGATTGCTTTACCATCTGATTTTTTACAAGTCAGAGATTTTTATATTCTTTCAGGTACTCAAAAATATGCTATGACTTATATGACTCCACCACAAATGGATCAAATAAGAGGAACTAATACAAGTGGTATGCCAAGAGTTTATACTATACTTGGAGATACTTTTAGATTTTCACCTATTCCTGATTCTAATTATTCTGCTGTACTTAATTATTACCAACAATTTAATGCTTTATCAGCTTCTAACGCAACTAATTATATTTTAACTAATCATCCATCTATTTATTTATATGGTTCATTGTATCATGCTTCTAATTTCTTAGGTGGAATAGACCCTCAAAGAGTACAACAATGGCAACAATTATATACTACTGCTTTAGAAAGATTAGAAAGAAATGACAGAGAAGATCAGTTTAGTGGTTCTCCTTTACAAATAAGGGGAGACGTTACAGTTCAAGCTGCTTTTTCTGAAAACTATATTCCAACAA